TAGGTCTTAGCCTTGATCGTCTTAACTCTTACCCCGTAAGGCGGTTTGCGTGGGTCTTGCCCAAAATCAGGGTTGCCACATACTTCTGTCTTAATTTCGTACATTTTTAGCCCTCATATTTTCTAAAAGTAATAACATGGGCAAAATCCCTTCCTTTTTCATAAGAAAGAAGTAGCCCGTAATCCTCATAATGAGTAGTAAAAGAACTTTTAAATTCAAAAATTCCATTTAAAAACGCAATAATTTTTTTCATTTTTTAGCCTAATGTTTAGTAGTTAATATCGTTTACCATCTTCGGTAAATTCGTACTGATTGATAATCAGCATTTCATCTACTGCCTCGTTAGAAAACTGATAATCTATATCTTCTGTGATTGAGCAAAGCGCGCTTTCTAATGCTTGCTGAAATGCGTAAAGCGCATCGCCTGTTTTCTTAAAATTCTCATAAAACGAATGGATCATTGTTCCATCTAACCATAAGCCCGACTCAGGGAAATAGCCCTTATCATTTAATTGCTTGGCCTTGGCAAGGGTATAGCCTCGGAAGTGTGAACTCTCGGCATTGGTTTTGAGATATTCCCCGCGCCCATATATAGCCCAATCCTTTAGAGTAATTTCAAAATGACCACAAAATGCTTTTATGCTCTTAACATTTTCATCATGAAATGGGTAGTCTGTGATATTGCGCCACCAATCCCGCGCGCTTTCTTTTGCGCTATCTTTAAGTTCTTCAAATAGGTATATCTTTTCTTCTACTACTCTCATAGTGATCTCCTAGCAGTTGATTTGACTAAGACGGGTTTCCCCGTTTCGGGTATATCTAACCCTTATCAATTAGCCTCGTTCTTAGTGGTTTAAATTTCAAAATCAGCGTAAGTATTAAGCGCATAATCGCGCACAGAATAGCCCGTTATAAGCGGGTTTCCCTCGTGGGTTGCTAGTTGTTCCATTAGTTCTAGTGCGCTGTCCTTATCGAAAAATTGCGCTATGCGCTCGCTCTTTTCGTTCGTGTTGCGGTATAGGTAATAGGTCATTATTTAGCCCTCAATCCGTTAATAAATGCGTGTAATTGGTTGAACAGTTCCCGCTTAGTGCGTGTGCCTCCGCCTAGGGGTGTATTGACCCCGCCACCCTCGTTTGTCATGCGGTGCAGATTTACCCCGCCATAAGCAAAGTAAAGGTGATAATTGCCGATGTTGGCGGTCAATTTGTCATCGGTGCGGGTGTAACTGGTCGGGGGTGAATTGGTAAGTTCGTTTATCCAGTCCACAAGTGCCGTGAGTTGTTTTTCTGTGACCCGTTCCATGGTTATGCCTCAAGAGTTGCGCCAAAGTCGGGCGCGTAGGTTTGCAGATATTCAAGATCATCCGCGTTTAGACTGGCGGGGTCGCATTCGTCCAGCAGATCAGACAAAAAACCCTCTTGCCCGCTATATGGGAGAAAATGCCAAAGTTCGAGAGTATCCCCGTTTAGCATGGCGGTTTGATAGTCGGCATTCACTAGGAAAACATAACCACTATTTGCATTGAAAGCGGGGCGCACTTGCTCACATTCAAAGCCATCGGGCAAGCCGTTAGCGTTCCAGCAGTTCAGCAATTCGGCAAGTAGTACCCGTTCACGGTGTCCAAAGTCGGCTAGGTTCTCGGTATAGGTCATTTTTAAACTCCAATTAAGTTAATAAGTTGATAAGCAAGGTAAAGCCCTAGAAAAGCAATACAAGCGACTAGAGCAATATTAAAAAGGTAATCGAATCGTGGAAACATAATTAAACCCCTTATAAATAGGTGACTCACCATTGAATCACCTGTTATATAAGACACTAAAGCCCGTATCTATTGACTGTCAAGCCTTTTATTAAAATAATTACTAGGGACTTTCCCTAATAGGTGATGAACCCTTATAGAATCAGGGCGGGCGGGTTGTTGTATCTTTGCACAAGGGTATAAAAGGCGGGGATTGTGGGCGGGTTTATGGTACAGGCGGGAAAGTTAAAGCGGGGCAAATCCCGAAGGGAAACAGTCTAAAGGGTTAAACCACACAAGGGGATAACATAGAGATGAATAGAATACTTACCAATATAATTAAACTGTCCTATACTTGTGGTTATCGAATTCCCACAATATACCCATATGACTAAACCCATCAAACTATCGCGTAAGCAGATCAGCGAAGGCCTAAAGCAAACCCCGATAGATCAAATATTAGTAGGGGTTCACAATGCCGATAAGATCAATTTAACCAAAAAACAAAAGGACTTTGCGCGCAAGGTAGCAGAGGGAAAGCCGAAAGCGCAAGCGTATAGGGAAACATACAACAGCAAGGGCAAACCATCGACCGAGGGAAGGGAAGGCCATAGGCTTTCACTTAACCCCAAAATCAGCACAATGATAGAGGCCTTTCAAGTGGCTAATGAGGCGCGGGAATATCTAATACCCGCTCAAATAAGAACCATGGCAATCCAAAATCTAGTGAGCATTGCAGTAGATATCGATGAAAAGACTAGTAACAAGTTGAAGGCCTTAGAGTTAATCGGCAAAATGAGCGAGGTATCATTGTTTAACGAAACTAAGACACACCTACATTTACATTCCAGCGCGGATATTAGAGGGAAACTATTGGAGGGTTTGCGCTTAGCGTTTAGTAGTTCGCGATCTATTAATGATCAGGCCAAGAGAAAGGCCGAGAGCTTGCTTATAGAATTAGCAGACGAGCGCACCACGATAGACGAGGCCGACCCTTCCGAGATCTTAGAAGGCGCGACCCCACCGACCCCCGACCCCCAAAATTCGACTAACGCGGGCAGTGAATGTATGCATAGTATTCCACTCGCTCAATCCGACTCAGATGCGATTCAATCCGACTCCAAAGCAGCTCAATCACTGTTAGATGACCTCACTATAACAGCTGTTATAGTGACAACTCCTTTAGAATCAAGCACTTCCCTGTCCATAGGTAGTAACCCTGATGCTTTAAATGATCCAATAGAGGGGGGAGGGGGTATAAATTCAGGACAGGAAGATACAGTTGTTCCACGTGAAACACCCCCCCTTAGTAATTCAGAACAAAAAGGGGTGGGGGGTATATGAAAATTTTGGAAGAGTATCCAGAGTTGCTCAAGGCTGATGGCTTTGATGAAGAGATCCTAGGAGTAATACAGAGAATGGGGATACAGGCTATTTGTTATGACCAAGATAAAGTTATTGATATCCTTATGGGGGATGGGATGACGTATGAGGAAGCTGTTGAGTACTTTGAGTTTAATATTGCGGGCGCGTGGGTAGGGGAGTCTACTCCGTTCTTTCTCCAGAAAATGGAGTTGTAATGTTTGGCGGGGATATTAGAAAAGAGAGAGTGGAAAGAGTAATGGCTCTGGCTAGGCAATTGACAGTAATGGAAATGAGGGCGGTGATAAAAGAGCTAACCCGTATCCACGACTCTATCATTATGGCAAATGACCCGAAATGGATTAAGTCATGAGATCGATCTATGAGATTCAGAAAGATATAGAACGGTTAAGCCATCACCTGAATATCTTGATTCTGGAAAAGAAACTGACCCTCCAAGTCTTATGGGAGCATGAAAGGGCTGCCGAGATTATTACTGAAAAAGTAATTGAGAAGATGAAACAATGACCCCCGCGCAAAAAGAGACGTTCTTGATTATTGATGAGTACTGGAAGAACTTTGGGTACGGGCCGACTATTGATGATGTAATGAGACTAACGGGTGAAAAGGGCCGTGGAAATGTCGCGCGGAAAATGAAGACCCTTATCGAAATTGGGGTATGTAAAGGGGTAGCGGGAAAAGCGAGGAGTATACGGCCTTCGTATATACGTTTAAGGGATCTATGACTAACGATGAAATACTATTGGAGTTGGTTAGTCTTTTGCCAGAGGAAGAGCAAAAACCGTTCATTCCTTTGACGGAGTCTTTGAATGTAGCCCAAGAGCGAGAGGTCGGGCAAATCGACTTTCTTTCGTTTGTTCAATCCGTCTGGCCTGCTTTTATTTATGGCAGACATCACGCGCTTATGGCGCAAAAATTTGAGGATATCGCTAATGGAAAATCTAGACGCCTTATTATTAATATGCCTCCCCGCCATACTAAGTCTGAGTTTGCCAGCTACCTACTGCCCGCCTGGTATCTTGGGAAATTCCCTGATCGAAAGATTATTCAGTGTTCAAACACCGCAGAACTAGCCGTAGGCTTTGGGCGGAAAGTCCGTAACTTAGTGGCCTCGGACACGTATTCCAAGATATTCCCTAACGTGTCTCTTAGGTCAGACTCTAAAGCTGCAGGCCGCTGGGCAACGAATGAGAATGGAGACTATTTCGCGATTGGTGTCGGTGGTACTGTGACTGGTAAAGGCGCTGACCTACTCATTATTGACGATCCGCACTCGGAACAAGAGGCAGCACTTGCCGCATCAGACCCAACAGTCTTTGACAAAATCTTTGAATGGTATACCTCTGGACCAAGGCAACGACTTCAGCCTGGTGGTTCAATTGTCGTGGTGATGACCCGCTGGGCAAAAAAAGACCTTACAGGAAAGATCTGCCAATCCATTATAGATAGAGACGGAGACGTTTGGGACATGATTAGCCTTCCAGCAATTCTCCCCAATGGCAGACCACTCTGGCCTGAATTCTGGAGCTTGGATGAATTAAATAAACTGCGCGATGAACTGCCTCTTTCCAAATGGCAAGCCCAGTACCAACAAGACCCAACCTCTGAACAAGGCGCTCTAGTCAAACGGGAATGGTGGCAAGTCTGGGAAAAGGAAAGCCCACCTCCTTGTGACTTCATCATCCAATCTTGGGATACCGCCTTTACTAAAAACGAAAGGTCAGACTATTCGGCCTGTACGACTTGGGGAGTTTTTTATAAAGACGAAGATCCTAGTGACGCGAATATTATTCTGTTAGACGCTCTCAAAGAACGGCTGGAGTTTCCAGAACTAAAGAAAAGAGCCATGGAAATGTATAAAGAATGGGAACCCGATGCGTTTATTGTGGAGGCGAAGGCCTCTGGTGCTCCACTTATATTTGAGCTAAGATCCATGGGAATCCCTGTACAAGAATTTACGCCAACCCGTGGTAATGACAAGATCTCCCGTGTAAACTCTGTAGCAGACATGTTTGCCTCAGGAAAAGTATGGGCGCCAAGAAAGCGCTGGGCTGAAGAAGTCATTGAAGAATTGGCTGCTTTCCCCAATTCCGACCACGATGACTTGGTTGACTCAAGCACACAAGCCCTTTTACGTTTTAGAAAAGGCGGGTTTATCCGATTACAAACAGACGAGGAAGAGGATATTAAGTACTTCAAGTCTAAACGAGCAGTTAGTTATTACTAAGGAACTATTATGGCTATTGAAAAAGCACTCTATGAATTACCACAAGGACTTGAAGCAGCTGCTGCCAGCATGGAGCCGCTTGAAATTGAGATTGAAAATCCTGAATCCGTAACCATTGGACTCGATGGCTTAGAGATTAAGATTGAGCCAGAAAAGGAAAGCGCGGACGACTTTGACGCCAACCTTGCCGAATACTTAAATGACGGTGAATTAGCTGAAATAGCAGGAGATCTATTAGGCGATATTGACTCAGATATTGGCGCCCGCAAAGAATGGATGCAGACCTATACAGACGGCATCGAGCTTCTTGGAATGAAAATTGAAGAGAGAACCGAGCCATGGGAAGGAGCTTGTGGAGTCTATCACCCCCTCTTATCGGAAGCCCTAGTTAAATTCCAAGCCGAAACCGTGATGGAGACCTTACCTCCTGCGGGTCCTGTAAAGACTGTGATTGTTGGTAAAGAAACCCCAGAAAAGATGGCTGCCGCGGATCGTGTTCAAAAAGACATGAACTACCAGATCACGGAAGAGATGCCAGAGTTTCGCCCTGAACACGAGAGAATGTGCTGGGGACTTGGACTCTCAGGCAACGCCTTTAAGAAAGTCTACTTTGATCCGTCTTTAAACCGCCAAGTGGCTTTATTTGTACCCGCTGAAGACTTAATTGTTCCTTATGGCGCCTCTGACTTACAAAGCGCTGAACGTGTGACCCACGTCATGCGTAAGACCGAAAACGAACTACGCAAACTTCAAGTCGCAGGTTTTTATAAAGACGTAGACCTAGGAACTCCGAGCACCGCCTTTGATGAGGTAGAAAAGAAAATTGCCGAAAAGATGGGGCTACGAGCTACATCCGATGATCGCTCTAAGATTCTTGAGATTCAAGTGAATCTGGATATTGAAGGTTTTGAAGATAAAGATGAAGACGGAGAACCTACAGGAATCGCCCTGCCTTACATTGTTACCATTGAAAAGGGAACGCAACAAGTATTAGCGATCCGTAGAAATTGGAGACCTGAAGATGAAACTAAACAAAAACGTCAGCATTTCGTCCATTATGGATATGTTCCAGGCTTTGGTTTTTATTGTTTTGGGCTTATCCACCTTGTCGGTGCTTTTGCTAAGTCTGGTACTAGTCTTATC